CACTCACGCAGAGCCTTGGAAAATAGGAGGCTTGCGCCCCAATTATTACGGAAAACCGGGTAGTAACGTGAGTGGTCGTGAGGTAGTTTAACGTCGACGCGCTCTCGACGGGTGTGTTTAACGTCACACGATGACGACAGAAAACCAAAAGCTAGTCCGTGAGGACCTCACCTAGAGTGGAGTGGGTAAATGAATTCCATACATACCTGGGAATATCAAGAAGAGAAAAGTTAGACTCATCTATACGAGTTATTCGACCATGGGTATTCAGGGTCTCACCATGCTCATTGAGTCATACGGTAACGCCTGGTCTTGCGACCGGCATAGCGTTGACCTTCTTCTCAACCGCTTGGACAAGCGGGAGATCTGGCTTGGTTGGAGACCTGGAGAAACCATAAACCGTTGAGGTTGTGCCAACTGTATACTCCATGCACACAATGGTTTCGAACCTGAATTGTGCGCCGTTGACAACGCCTGTGACATTGATAACCTGGGACTCCCACTCATCGTCGTGCCACACAATGCCACCACCGACGTTGACCGTCGGGGCGTTCGTAGTGAAGAGGCCAACGAGCTGAGTATTTCCAGAGCCGGCTGTATTGGCGTTGGGAAACGCTATGTTGTCGGCGACTGGATTGAGCTTGTGTATTTCACCCAAGTGCTTGCCTGTAATGAGAACACCATTCTCAACTCTGGTCGTAACTGAGCTACGATCAAAAGGAGGTTGGGTAGTGGCATTAAGGTTAAAGCTATAATCAACAGCAGCGATGCTGGTACCAATGGGCGGGTTGCCAACTGTAGTACTGGTGGGATCATTAAGAAGACCGTAAACACCAGTGCCTGGAGTGACACTGTTGATGGTCTGGTTCTGCACAACAGAGAGTTTCTGGGGTGTGACAGTAATGAGGCCTGTAGCAGTCTGTGCTGGCGAAAGATAGATCAAACGTCTAGTGACGGAGACCATTCGAGCACCAGATGACATGTAAGGGTCATTTAGAGCACCACCAACATAGGAGTTGTTGACAAAGCCACTCCACTCCTTGGGGACACCGAGCGGATATAATCCATTTCCTAAATAGTTCGGATTAACGAACGTGATACCATTGACGGCTATATTGGTGAGACCAGGGCCGCCATTACCAATGACTCCTGCGGTGTACGGGAGCATTGGAAAGGTAGATATAGAAAAGCCTGCTGGGCCTTCGCACGTGATACTATCAGCGACGAAGTGGTCGACAACAACAAATTTGTTGTTACGTCCATCCGGAATTGCGGTCTGTCCTTTAGAGGTGTAGGGGTCCATCCTACAGTGCATGTATTCAGACATCTGCTGACGGGGGCCGGTGATGTGTACTCGCTGTAGGGACTTTTGAATGGCTTCAAGAGTTGGAGCTTGTGTTGGGATTCTGTTGGGCGCAGTTTTAGTAGCGCCCCCCTTTCGGGACTTCCCAGCTTTACGTGGCTGGGCCACGAGTCCTTTACTTGTAAGGACCAACGTTGAGGACTTCTTTGTCCTAGTTCTTCTGGGTGCCATGCTCAATACGTTTTCGCGTACCACCCCACGCGAACGAGCAAATCCAGCACTCCCTGATAATCGGGATTGCCTCTAAAATCATCCTCAAACTGCAACATCAGAAGTCTTTTGGACCACTGAAAGGGAAACTCGTGATGGACAAGCTTCATCAGGCCTTTGGTGATATTAATACCATAGGCCTGGAAATTGGAATAATGATGTGAACAAAACTCAAAACCACCTGAATCGACTGCATCATATGCTTTCAATCGAAAGCCAAGGTCTCGATAGCGCTGCGGAGCGTCCTCGATATAATCCTCTAGGCAATCGTCGCCCATTGTGTCAACGTAATCGGATCCTACGAGGCAAGCAACGAGTGCTCGCATTCGAGAGTTCGACGACGACGTGTTGGCACGACCAGAATTCATTATGCCTGGTTTAGAGGCAACAAGAAGCTGGCCGTTGGACAACTGGTAAACAGAGTAAGAACTCAATGTCACCAGCTTATCCATAAAGCTGCACAACCATTCGGGCGTTGTAACATACAACAACTTACGCATATCAGTATCAGCCTGAAGCAACCAAAGTTGGACCGACCAATCCCAACCGGACACATCAGCTGCAGCCTTCTTTCGAAGCTTTGCAGCTTGATCAAATCGTTGATAAAAACGACGTGTGTCTCTGTCAGTGAAGCCCATGCCGGGTTTCGATGGTATGTGGTCCCAATTGGCTATCTCATTCTTATTCTGAGGTCCGTGGACAAGCATCTCAATAGCTTTGTCAACAATTGAGACGCACATTATAAGCCTGAGGCGCTGTTGAGCGACCTTCTCTTTATTGTGCGGCTCGTTCTTGACGAAGAGACGTACTACATCAACCAAACACTTCTCGACTAGGTCGAGGTTGTCTAGGAATTTTCCG